GAAGCACAGGCTTTGACTAGAAATGTACCGGCTTTAAAACAATATTTATTTACAGGAAGTCAAAAACAAGCTGCACACGAGCTTGGAATGCCTTTAACAACATTTAGATCACATATAACAGCAGGTAAACAAAGGTTTAATATTCCTGACGATGAATATTGGAATAGAGATTATATGCATAAATTACCAAGTGCTGAAATGTTTCAAATAGATCAGGAAACTTTAGAAGAATCTGAAGATATGACTGAATATGTTGATCATCTTACAAATAGATTTGTAAAATATCAAAACAGAAGAAAAAAATCTAAATGGCATAGTGTTAAAATACAAAAAGACGAACCAATAGCTATAGTATGGATGGGAGATCCACATATTGATGATAATGGATGTGATTGGGTTACATTAAGAAGAGATATAGATATTATAAACTCTCACGAAAATATAAAAGGTGCAAGTTTGGGAGATATGAGCAACAATTGGGTGGGAAGATTAGCACGCCTATACGCTCATCAGGACACAAGTGAAGAAACCGCATGGAAGCTCGTGGAATGGTTTATTAAAGAAACTGATTTTTTATTATTAGTAGGCGGCAATCACGATCTCTGGTCGGGAGCAGGTGATCCTATAGAATATATGAAAAGTGAACATACTATATATGACCCCTGGGAAAGCAGGATATCTCTTGATTTTCCTAATGGTAAGTCATGTAGAGTTTATACGGCTCACGATATGCCTGGGCACTCACAATGGAATCCGCTTCATGCTCAGATGAAAAAAGCTAAATGGCAAGGTGATGCTGATTTATATATAGCAGGTCATCGACATACATGGGCTTTAGCACAACATGAATTATATAATGGTAAAATACATTGGTTAGCTCGTGCTCGTGGGTATAAATTCTTTGATACTTATGCTCGTGACAGGGGTATGGATGAACAAAGTTATGGTCAAGCCATTATGCAAGTAATTGATCCTAACGCTCCTGAACAAAATATGGTACAATGTTTTAAAGATATAGAAGTAGGAAGAGATTTTCTTTTGTTTCTTTTAGATAAATATTCTGATAAAAAGAAATAATGGATAATTTAAAAGATACACCAACTATTGTTAAATCTTATTTACAAGCTACTATAGACAAAGTAAAAAAATATGATGTACCTTTAGAAAAAAAGAGAACTAAGAAAAATGGCAGTAACAGGAACAACAGCATTTAATTTAGATATTGGTGAAATTTGTGAAGAAGCATTTGAAAGAGCAGGCGTTGAAATGCGTACAGGATATGATCTTCGTACTGCTAGAAGATCTTTAGATTTATTATGTATTGAATGGCAAAATAGAGGTGTAAACCTTTGGACAATCACTAAAGGAACAAAAACATTAACAGCAGGAACTTCTGAATATACATTAGGTTCAGATATTGTTGATTTAATAGAATATACTATAAGAACTGATGCAGGAGATTCTAGTAAACAAAATGATATACCTATTACTAGAATTAGTAATTCTACATATTCATCTTTACCAAATAAATTAACAGAAGGAAGACCTATACAATTATGGATTGATAGACAAAGAGATGCTCCAAAAGTGCATTTTTGGCCCGTTCCAGATAGCGTTGATACATATACATTTGTTTATTATTATTTAAGAAGAATATATGATGTAGGAGATTCAGCAAATTATGACGCTGATGTACCTGCAAGATTTTTACCTGCTTTAATAGCGGGTTTAGCTTTTCATATTGCTATGAAAAAACCAGAGCTTGCAGAAAGAGCTGTTATGTTAAGAGAATATTATATAGAACAATTTGATTTAGCTGCTCAAGAAGATAGAGTAAAAGCATCTTTTCAATTTGTTCCTTACAGTTATAGTTATGGTGAATAATGCCTAAATACGCAACAGGAAAACACGCTTTTGGATTTTGTGATCGAACAGGATTTCGTTATCCATTAAAAGATCTTAAACAAGAATTTGTGGGTGGAAACAGAACAGGTTTTATGGTTGGTAAAGATGTATGGGATCAAGATCAAGGTCAAAACTTTCAAGGTAGATATAAATTTCTTGATGCACAAGCATTGCCTTTTTCAAGACCTGATGCAAATTTAGCAGAAAGCAGAAGAATGTTTGCATTTGATCCTGTAGGAAATGGCAATGGTGGGGGAGGAGGTAATTTAATAATTACTACTAATATTGGTACAGTTACAGTTAATACGGATTAAAAATGGCGTGGACATATACAACATTAACACAAGCAATAAAAGATTATGCAAATACATCTGAAACAACTTTTTCAAATAATATACCTAATTTTATTAAAAGTGCTGAAGATAGAATATTAAGAACTTGTCAATTACCTGTATTTAGAAAAAATGTAGAAGGAACTATGTCAGGAGGAACTCAATATTTAACAGCTCCTTCAGATTACTTAACTCCTTTTTCTTTATCAGTAACAAGCGGAGGTAAACAAGATTTTCTTCTTTTAAAAGAAGTTGCTTTTATAAGAGAAGCATATCCTAATGCTAATACACAAGGAGCACCAAAATATTATGCTTTATTTGATAATGATACATTTATATTAGCTCCAACACCAGATCAATCCTATGTTACTGAAT